ATGTCTATGCCCTGCGACGCCGCAATGCCGCCCCGGCGCGCGCCTTCCACGCCGTAGGCCCGCAGTCCGTCCACAGACACGCCGGCCGCGCGCCCGACGCCATTCAGCGCGCGCGCCAGTTGATCCTGCTGCTGGGAAAACTGGTAGGCCGCGACGCCGACCGAGCCCAGCGTCACGCCGAGCAGGGTGAGCGGATTGACCAGAAACGGAACGACCGCCGCCCCGAGGCCCTTCAGGGCCGCAGCCGGCCCGGTACGCGACGCCATGAACACGTCGGCTACCTGACTGCCCTGCTGCATCAGGACCGTCATGGGCGACTGCCCGCCAGCCAGCGACACGGCCACGTCCTGCGCCTGCCGGCCGAGATTGATCAGTTCGTGGCGGGCAAGGCCGGTCGAGTGCGCCACTTCGCCCGTCGCCTGCGCGTGGCGGGCGGCCATGAGCGAAATCACCTTGGCCGCGCGCTCGGCCGAAATCGCGCCCTCGTTGATCGCGCTCGTCACGGTGCGCTGGCCGCGCTCGAGTTCCGCATTCGCGCGCGCGACCGGGCTGATCCGGCGCTCCAGCGCCTCGAACGATTTGCCGGCGGAAAGAACCGTGCCGGCCTGCCGATCCGTCGCCTGACGCGCGCTTTCCGAAGCCGTCGCAACATCTTTCTGCGCATCGACGAAGCCGTTCAGCGCGCGCGTCGCCGCATCCACGCCTTCGGCCTTCGCCTGCACGGTCAGTTGTCGAATGACTTCGAGCGTGACGGCCATTTACGGTTTCTTCGCTTTCTCCGCCGCCCATTGGACATAGGCGGCATCGAGCCTGCGGATCAGCGCGTGGAACGCCTCGAACCCGTCGCGACAATCCGGCCCGTAGCGGCCGGCGTAGCGATCAATCGAGGCGAAGGGGATTTGTCCGACGCCGCCCATGAATACCTGACGGTCTCCACTGAGCGCCCAGAACGCGGACCAGACCGGTTCGAGAAACGGCGGCAGAACCGGCTTTGCAGCTAGCGCGGCCGGCTCGTCGCCGTCCTCCGCAATCTCGCGCAGCCATGCTTCCTGCTCGCCCCATTCCAAGGCCCACTCGAGGGCCTCGGTCAGTTTTTTGCGTCTTGCTCCTTGGCGGCGAGTTCGTCTTCGCCGACGAGCGAGGCCGCCAGAAGCACGGCCTCGCGGAACAGGCGCATTTCCGGATTGGACAGGATCGCGATCTTCGCTTCGCGGTCGCAGATCAGCGCCGTCCCGTCGTCATTCTCGACGCCGCGCCAGTCCGTCAGGATCGTGTCGGCGATGATCTCGACCTGAGCCTGTTCGGCTTCGGCATCGCTCATCTTCTTGCGGGCGAACGACTCCTGAATTTTCGCTCGCGCGGCCCGCGCCGCCGAATTGTTCAGGCCACGCACCTTCACCTGAACGCCATACAGGCCGTTGGCGTCCATCCATCGCCCGTTTTCTTCGGCGGCTGGATTGATCTTGATCTGCGACAGTTTCATGCCTCGTTCTCGTCCTTCGCTTGATCCTTGGCTTCCGACACGCGCGCCAGCCCCTTCGCGATGAGCAGGTCAGCGAAGGCGTCGGGCAGATCGTCCGGCGTCTCGCCTGCCTTGAACGAACGGCGAGATGCGTCGGTGTCGTCGGGATAGCCGGTGAAATCGGCCACGATCTCGATTGCCTTAGCCATTACGCTACCGCCCGCGTGATCTTCATGGAGCCGTTCGACCCGTCGTAAAGCGCGCGGATGGGCAAACTCACCATCACGTCATCGTTCTTGCCGCCGAGCTTCTTGGCGCCGTCGAGAAAGACGACGTTCGGGAGATCGATCTGGTATTTCTTCGTCGACACCGCGCCGACCACGAGCGAGATCGCGCCGCCGCCATGCGCCAGCACGGCATCGTAAAGCGCGTTCGTCTCGAAATAGGCCTCCAGCGTGCCGGTGATATCGGACTGGCCCATGCCGAACTGCTCGGTGTAGAGCGAGCCGATCCTGTCCCGGATGCGCAGGTTATTGTTGACGTTCAGCGATAGCGACTTGATCTTCGGAACTGGCGAGAGAGAGGCTACCGAGAGCGAGGCGACCGAAACCGCCGTTTCGATCTTGTTCGTGTTCGGCGCCGTGTAAGTCGCGCCTGAAATGATCGCCGAGCCGGTCGTTTCCTGCTTGCCCATCAGCGAGACGGAACCCTTGACCGCAGCGCGCGAATTGAAGTTCAGCGCCAGGGTCGAGACTTCGCATCCGGCGAACCGCGAATAGGCGTAGGTTCCGCCGCCGAGATCGACGGTTTCCTCGAACGTGAAGCTCTTTTCGGTCGAGCCGTTCCACAGGACATTGCTGGACCAGTCGCCGAACAGCGCGGCGGCAAGCAGGTCGTCATAGGAGCCGTAGGACAGTTCCAGATCGTATGAGCCGTTCACGTCCTGCGACACCATGAATTCGTCGCGCACGTTGCGGTCGAGACGGATTTCGTCCGAAACGACCGTGCCCTTCTTGGTCACAAGGTTGCCGGACGTGCGCCGAAGTTCCTGAAAGGCCGGCGTCGCGGGAGTCGTCCCGTAGGTCACTTCCGGGATATAGGCGACGCGCGAGCGCGCCGTGGATGCAATGGTCATAGGCGTGATCCTTGTGCTTCAGCCGATGAGGTCGAACTGGTAGGGGACTGCAAAACTCAGATCGAAATACGCGCCGCGGTCGGATTGATCGTTCGTCGCAGGCGGCGTCGCCTCGAAGGTCACGACGCCATCGAAAACCTTGCCGCGCAGCGCGCCGCGCAGATCGTCGAAGCGTTGCGGCCACGAAATGCCGTCTTGCGTCAGCCCCATGCCGATCGGCAGGGACAGAACGACGCGGGCCGCTCCCTCCTCGCGCCAGACGTTGGCGCCGGGCGCGCCGACCGTCAGCATGGTTTCGTTCGCTACCGGATAGGTGACGATGAGCAGTGGTGAGCCATCGTTCGGAACAGCGCCCGCGACGTTCGGAAAATGGATCGGCGTATGCGGCCACGCAGCCGAGATCGCGGCGTCGAGCGCCGTCATTGCAGCCGATGAAGCCATGCCTATTTGAACCTGATGATGATGGCGGGCTGGCGGATGTTTTTCTGATACTGGCGGCGCTGGCGCGCGTGGCCGTCCTGCCGCGATGCGTTGATCCTCGCCCATGCCTCGAGGCTGGTCGCGCCGCCGGTCGGAGAGCGATAGGTGAACCTGATCTTGGCCTGACTGCCGTAGCGTTTCGCAGCCAACGCCGCGACCGCCTCGAAAACCCCGTCAGGGGCTTGCGCCGACATGTACTTCTTGCCGGCGCCGCCTTCCAGCTTCCGTGCGTAGGGCGCAACCGACGTAATCACGACCTCATCAGCGTTCGGAGACACCGCGTCCGGGCCCGACACCTCGGTCCCATCCTCATAGACCCGGATCGAACGCCGGAACGCGCCGGACAGGACAGGGGCGTGCTTCACGGCCTCCTGATAGGTCCACGTCACCACGTCGGCGCCGAGATCGAACGTCGCGACGACGATGCTGCGCGCCTTGATCTGCGCGAGCCCTGCGCCGCGCACGCCGTCAACCGCTGTTTCATGTGCAACAGCACGACCAAGCGCGGCTTCGTTCTGGCGTTCGGCCGCCTCGATTTCGTCTCTGGCGAACGCGGCGAATGCAGCGGCCATTTCCTGTTCGGATAGACCCGCGCCGCTGAACAGCACGTCTCGGTCCATCGGGACGAATTTCGTGACGACGGCCACTATGCTCCCGCCAGTTCCAGTTCATAGGCGATCAATTCGCCCTGAACGCGCCGCGTCGCCTCATCGACCGAGACAATCGCCAGCGTCTTGCCGGCGAACCCGATCCTGTCTTGCTGCGCGACGATGGGAAGCGGAAAGCCGCTATCCGTCACGCTCGACGCCAGAATGATCGCCTTGCGTCGGCCCTGTTGGACCTCGCCCGCCATTTCCTGCGCGTCATAGCCCGTCACCCATCCGTTCACCGCATAGGTAACTGCCGTATCGCCGAAGCCGCGCTGCAAAGACAGAGCCTCGCCCGGCCCCATGACTGAGGCCAACGCGCGCGCGTGGGCGGCGGCGTGACGAGCGACCATCGTCATCAGTCAAGCGTCCGATACACGAAGGGGTCGAGCATGGCCGCCACATCGGCCGGAATCCCATCCTTGGACGGCGCGCCCTTCTGACTGCCGAAGGGCGCATATTCGAGCCGGGAGACGCCGACAATGCTTTCGCTCACCAGGTCCGGGTCACGGTCGCCGGCGGCAAAGCTGCGCGTGACGAGCGCGAGACAGGCGCCTTCAATCGCCTGCGGCAGATTGCGCTCGGCGTCTCCGGGCAGCTTCCAGCCGCAGGAATAGTCGATCACGACCTTAGAGGCTGACCATGACGTGCGCCGATCCGACGAAAGGCGGAACAGATTGAACCCGTCCCGCTCGAAATCCGTATTCTCCGTCAGACCCGTTCCATCGGCATTCAGCGCCGACACTTCAACGACGGGCCCCGCCGCGTCGAGAACGATTGCGCCAGCGCAAACTCCGCGCTCGGTCTGGCGATACGCCGTCACGCCGAACACACGCCCGCAATAGCCTGCGACCCGGCTCGACGCCTCGGCGATAGCAGCCGTGACTTCGGGATCGGTCTGGCCCGTCACCCCGCGGTCGCGCACCGCCTCAAGCGTCGTCAGATCGGATGATGCAGCCGGCGTCACGACGACAAGCATGTCACGCCTTCTCAGGCTTCGGCTTTTTTGCCGGCGGTTCCGGCTCAGATTCGAGAAGCCCGGCGTCTTTCGCCATCGCCTCAAATTCGGGCGGGCATTCTTCGCCTGCCTCGATCACGCGCGGGTAAATTTCCCCCGCGGGAACGCAGACGAGCGGTTGAGCAAGTTTCATGTCCCCTCCGGCAAGTGTGACCCGGCGCACGGATGCGCCGGGTATCCTTGATGAGCGGCGATCAGGCCGAAATATTCTGCGCCTTCATGGCCTCGGGGTTGGCGACGCCGCCGCCGACGCGCTTCGTCGTGTAGAACATGACGTAAGGCTTGTTGGTGTAAGGATCGCGCAACACGCGAATGCCGATCCGATCGATGATCAGATACGTCTGCATGAAGTCGCCGAACAGGATCGGCTTGGCGCCGGCCGCGATGTCCGGCATGGCCGCGATCTCCTCCAGCGGGAACCCCGCCAGCGAGGCGGGCTGGCCGGCGACCGCCGAGGGCTGCCAGAGATAATTGCCCTGGCCGTCCTTGAGCAGCCTGACCTTTCCCTGCGTCGCGCGGTTCATGGCGAAGCGCGCGTTGCCGGTGAAGGCCGAGGGCAGGGCATAGACGAGATTGAAAATCCCGTCCGCCGCGAGCGCTGTCGCCGCGCCGGAATTGACCGTCGTGATCGCGCCGAACGGATGCGTCGCCGCATTCGCCCCGCCGGTGACGTACGTCAGGATGCCGTTGGGCTTGTTCGTCCCGTTGCCGGAGACGAAAGCGACGCCCTCCTGATAGGCGAACTCCGTCTGAACCTCCCCGGCAAGCCAGCTTTCGAGATCGAGTTCGCTGTCGTCCAGGATCGTCTGCGTCGCCGCCGGATTGGCGTAGAGTTCGCCGAACGCCCAATTGAGCGATGCGAACGCGGGGCCGGACGTTTCCGGACGGGCGGCGGTTTCCCCCACCCAGCCAGAGGCCGTGCCACGGTTGTTGTAGAGCTTCGAGAATCCGCCGGTGCTGATCGATTGCACCTTGCAGATGCGCCGCATCGGAGATTCGATGATCAGCTTGTCCGTCAGGGTGCGGTCCCATTCGACCGGCGCGGTGTACCCGCCTTCGGACGCCGTGCCCTTCGTGAGGGACGCCTGGACATCGCCCTTGCGCATGTGCGCGGCGAAGGCGGCCGAATATTCCGCGTCGCGGACCTTGCGGCCCTTGTCGTCGGAAATGCCGAGGCTCGCGATACGCTGATTGGCCTGGTCAAGAGCGGCCTGAAGGTCGCCGACCGCCGAGTTGATGCGCTCCACCTTCTCGTTCGTCACCACGTCTTCGCGGCCCTTTTCAATTGCCTTGAGGCGGGTGTCGTTTTCGGCCTTGAACGCCTCGAACGCCGCGTTCAGCTTGGCGAGAATGTCGGTCGGATTGCCTTCGGCGCGCACCAGCGAGACGCCACGCGCATTGCGCGGGCTGTTGTGGATGGTCATGTCCTGTTTCCTTATCGGGAATTGATGGTCTCAAGCAGCCGCAAGGCCGCCTCGTGGAAGCCAGCGCCGGGCATGGCCTGACCGGCAGCGCTCGGCATGCCGGAAATCTCGCGCAGCAACCGCTTCCGCTCGGAACGCGGAACGTGTTGCTTGGCGAGAAGCGAATCGATGCGCGCCTTGGCGGAAAGCCCGCTCGCGGCCTGCGCATCGGTATTGTGCTGGACGGCGGGCAGAACCTCCGTCGCAAAGCCCTTGTCGAGTGCCGTATTCGCGGCGATCCATGTCTCGGCATCCATCATCGCAGCCACCGCATCGACCGTCAGGCCGGTGCGCGCGGCATAAATGCCCGCCATCGCCTCATCGAAGGGCGCAAAAAGTTCCGCGGCGGCGACGAAATCGTGTCGGTTGCCGATCACGGCTCCCCATGCGTTGTGGATCATCAGGAACGATCCCTGCCCGATAGCGATCTTGTCGCCCGCCATTGCGACGACCGACGCGGCCGATGCGGCGAGCCCGACGATCTTGACGCTCACCTCGGCGGGGTGCTCGGCAAGCTGGTTGTAGATCGCGATGCCGTCGAACATGTCGCCACCGGGCGAATTGATCGCGATCGATACCGGCCTGTCGCCGATATTGCGCAGGATCGCGGCCATTTTCTTCGGTGTGAACCCGGCGCCGTCCCATGTTTCGCCGATTTGATCGAAGATCGCGATCTCTGCTGGATCGTCCGACGCTGCCGCGCTCGGCAGATCGGCCCAACGCTCCAAGGCGGACGACGGTGCGTCCCATTCGACGCATCCGGGCCGCACGAGCCCGTTGACGCTAGGCGGCTTGCGAAGCGACATTCTGTTGCCCCTGTATCTGTTGTGCGGGCTGCAAACCGCCGCCGTCCGGCTTGCGAACCAGCCCTGTGAGATCGCGGACTTCGTTCGGCTCCATCCACGGCCTGTGACCGCCGGCGCCCAATGCCCGCGCGAAAAACTCGCCCTGATCCTTCATCGAGCCGCGCAGCAATTCGCGCTCATCGATATCTATCCTGTATTGCTTGCGTTCCGCACGGGACAGAAGCGACCGCGACACGGCCTGCTCCCAACACGAGAACAGCGGCGACATGCCGAACCTGACAAATAGCGTGGCAAGCTGTTCGACGCCGGAGCCCCACGACGTATCGTCAAGGCCAAGCAGCGGGCGCGGCACCCCGAAGAAACGGGCGATATCCTCGACCGCGTGCCGCGCCGTTTCGATCATTTGCCCATCGCGAGGCGAAACCACGATGGGTTCGGCCTTCATTCCTTCGTCGAGGATGAACCAGCCGCCCGCACGGCCCGGCCCGGAGAATTTTTCCTCCAATTGCGCCCGCATCCGCTCTTTCGTCTCTTTCGAGAGTTTCTGCGGATGGGTGAGCGCGCCAGTGGCCGAAACGCCCGTTCGGTAAATCCGCCCGAGCGCGTTACAGGTGTCGGACGACAGATGCACCGCGTCGGCGGCCAGCTTGAGGATCGAAACACCGGACACGCCATCGATCGATGTGTCGAAAACGTGCAAAACCTCGTCTTGCTTGAGAACGACGGAACCGTCTTTCGTCGCCACCGCGTATTCGATGGAACCGTCGCTCATCTGACGCGGCGACACCGCGCCGGGGTCAAGCGGGACAAGACCGGCGATCCGGCTTCCTGTCCTGACGATCCGGGCGTAACCATCGCCATGCGTCAACATGCGCACGGTCAGAAGCTTCTTGAACGTATAAGCCGACTGACTAAAATTCGGCTCGTCGCATAGGATCGGCCACAACGGATGGCCAGTCGCCTCACGCGTGAACTCGCCGTTCTCGTCCCGCTGCAAGAGTCGCATCGGCAACATGCCGAGCGTCGACGAAATGAGCGAGACGCAGCGATAAACCGCCGCCGTTTCCAGACTGGCCCGCGTCGATGTCCCTCCCATCCTGACGTATTCGAGAAATGCCGGGTCGTTCATCGACGCGAACGACTGGCCCGCCGCCTGCGGCTTGCCGAACAGGCGTCCGAGCAGGCCCATCAGACGATCACCAGCGATTCAGCCTCATACGCTGACGTGAACGGGATCGGTTCCTGCGCTGTCGCCAGCCCGACCGCCATCGCGAGCGCAACGAGAGGGTCAATGCGCGTCGTCGCGCGGCGTTTCGAGAACCAGCGGTTCCCGAACGCGTCCTCTTCGATCGTGGCGCCCATGATGGCTGAAATGGTCACAGGGTTGGTCCTGATCCTGATCCGTCGTTCGAGGATGAGCGTCTCCAGCGTCGCCAGACTGCCCGGCATCCAAAGCCCTTCGGCCTCGCCGCCGTCTTCCTGCGCCGCCGCGATTTGTTCTTCGGTCGGTTTCGCCCGCCGCTTGCCGCCCTGCGGGTGCTCGAGAACCGGCGCCGTGACGCCCGCCTCATCCAAGGCAGGCTCGAAATAGCGCTTGAATGCGTAGGCGTCGTAGGCGATGCCGCGCAGATCGAATGCCGCGCCGATTTCGGCGACACGAGACGCCAAAAAATCCATGCGGATCACGTTGCCCGGCACCGTATTCAAGAGACCCTGAGCGATCCACGCGTCGTAGGGCGTATGATCGCGGATCGCGCGTTCCAGCGCCGTCGCCTCCGGCGTCCACGCCTCGACCCACGCGTCATACGTCGGCTTGCGAACCGTCCCGCCTTCCGGCGATTCCATATCGACGCCTTCCGTCTCGACAACGAAGGCGATGGCCGACAAATCCTTGGTCGCGGACAGATCGGCCCCGGCATACACGGCCGCGCCCTCGTGTTCCGTCTCCGGATCGAAATCGTCCAGAACGCTTTCCAGCGCCGCGCGACCCATCCACGCGCTTTCAGCGTCGGTCCAGACGCAGAAATGCAGCCGCAGAATGTTGTTCAGCTTGCCCGGGATCGCCTTCGCCTGTTTCACGACAGAGGCGAGATAGTCCTCTTTCACGGTGACGCCGAGAAGCGGGTTCGCCTTCGCCCAGCACGTCGGATCGGCCAGCGGATCATCGCCGGGGTCGAGCGAACACACGAACGAGAACGTTTCGTCGTCTATCGGTTCGCCGACGTAGGTGAAAGCCTCATCCGGGGTCCGCGTTCCGGCGGCGACGCGCACGGCATGTTGATGCTCGCCCCAACAGACCGAGTTTCGGTCAAACCCGGCGTTCGTCGCCATGACCAGCAGCGGTTGGCGGCGCCACTTGAAGCCGCGTTCCAGCATTTCGATGACGCGGCTGTCCTTGTGCTCGTGAATTTCGTCCACAAGCGCGCATGACGGGCGCGGGCCGGACTGGCCATCCTCCGATGAGATCGGCCTGAACCAAGACGACGCCCTGACGTAGGCCAGATTCCATACCGGATTACCGCCCGACTTGGTGATCTTGTCGGCCAGCGCCGGGCTTTGATCGACCATCGCCACGGCGTCGCGGAAAAGGACCATCGCCTGATCCTTCTTCGAGCCCGCCGCATAGACTTCCGCACGCGCCTCGCCGTCAGCGACGAGGCAATACAGGCCGATCCCGGCCATCAGCGGGGATTTCCCGCTCCCTTTCCCTTCCTCGTCATAGAACCGGCGAAATCGCCGCGTCCCGTCAGATTTCTTCCAGCCGAACAGCGACCCGATCCGGAACGCCTGGCTCGGATGCAACAGAAACGGCCGGCCCTCGAACTGGCCCCCGTTGAGTTTCAGCACACCCTCGAAAAACCGGATCGCGCGCTGCGCCGCCGGCAAATCCCACGTCAGCCCGCGCCCCGGACCACGGTCCAAATCGTCAAGATGACGACGTGCGGCGTTCCGGACGTGTGGTCCCGCGACAATTGCGCCAGACGCCACGTCGCGCGCCCACGCCGTCGCCCGGTCGTCAGCCGAAGAACTCGGCGGCGGGGTCCGCTTGCTCGTCTTCCCCTTCGCCATGAACCCTCGTGCGAGCGCTCGGCGTCATGCCGAACTCGGTCAGCCACGCCCGGATACGCCGATCTGCATCGGAAACGACCGCAACAGCCGGATGAGCGCGGACCATTTCTCCGCCCGTCGCGGTCGGCGTCTTGTAGTAGTTCGACCCAAAGGCTTTCAGCGTCGCCCGCGCCGCCAGATAGTCGGCATACGCCTCGCAAAGCTGCTCCAACGCCAGCGCGTCTGGGCGCGTCAGCACACCCATATCGTCAAGCAGCGCCGAAACGTATCCCCACGTCTCCCGCGCCTTGTCCGACAGGTGCGAAGGCGGCGAAACACGCTCACGTCGCGGCTTCGGCTCCGCCTTGTTCAGCGCCCGCTTTCCGGGGTTGCCCTTCACCA